CATGGTTTATATCCTTCGGTTTAGGTTAAATTCGGGGGGTGCGGTTAACCACGCCTCACCCCCCTAGCCTGCGGGAGGTGCAGGATTACGGCGCGGCGACTTCCACATCGGCGCGCGTGAACTCGATATTGCAGCTTGCCATGTTGACCGACCCGACCGACTGGCCGCGCGGGAATGACATGACCTTGCCCATGATGTAACGGACCGTGCCGTCGCTGCGGGTTTCGCGGAAGCTGATTTCGTCCTTGGACGCCAGCGCAGCAAGCAAGATGATCTGGCCAGCGTCGGCGGAGTCATAGCCCAATGGGATTGTGATCGAACCGTAATTCAACGCTCCATGAAATTTGTCTTCAATACCAGTTTTGAGAGACGTAAACGTGACCGCAGAATAAGCCGCGCCGAATTCGGGGATTTCGGATGCTTCACCCACCTCGGTCCACGTCAGCGCGGCGTATCCGTCTGCGTCAAAGGTTGCTGGGGTAGCTGCCGAGACGGACAAAAACCCGCCGATGCCTTCAGTAAGTGCCATGATATTTTCCTTTCATGGGCGTGGATAGGCGGGATGCCTACTTCTTGACCGGGACAAGACCCGATGTAAATTCAACCAGAACTTCACCACCGGCTTCGGTAGCGCCCGTCACCGTGCCGGAATATGTGACGCCATTGGGCATTGCAAAATGCAGGACATCGCCCTTCTCAGGCACGTCGCCGTTGTAGATCATGGCGGGTGTCGTGCCGGTCGGTGTCGGCATTGTAACGATACGCGCGCCGGTTATAGGACCAGCCTTTGCGCGGTGTGTTTTCTTATCCATATTTAAGGTGTCCTTTGAAAGATTGCGCGGCAACGGATCGACACGTTTTTGCGAAAATATGCGCCGTCGATTGCGCCCGGCTGTGGGTCGCCCATATCTGTCACCTGAATTTGACCGTCTCCGGCGGATAGTATCAGGTCGATAGGGAATTGGTCAATGATGCGCTGCGCTTGGTCATCGGCTTCATCTTCAAAGGTGCTTTCCCGCACAAAGACCGCAACAAACAGGCGAACAGTCATCAGGCTTGACTTGGACAGGCCGAAACGCTCAGGCGGCGTGGTGGTAAAATATGCCAGCCAATAAGGCGGATCCGGCGTGACGTATTGCAGCGACGGCGTGTCATAAACACCCGGCGCATTTTCACCCCAGACGATAAGCGGCGCGGATGGCGTGGCGGCCAAGCGTGTGCGCAGGGCGGCTTTGATGTCTTTGTGGTTCATCCGACCCGCGCCTTTGCTTTTGCAATAGATGCCCGCACAATCGCGGGCCATTGATCGACGGCGCCCTCGACAAAGTGCGCGCCGGGACGGCCATTGCGGCCATTATTGACTGGTCGCGCATATGGAAATTCGCTGTTGCCCCAAGTAAAGGTTGCCAGATCGCCGCCCTTCATTTGTGGAGCAACCAGAATGTGCGACGCCTCGCCCTCAGCGAACGCCCCGCCAGCGATTGACGATTGCAGGCTGTTGCGCAAGTTGCCTGTGATAACCGGCATCCGCCCGCCCTTTTCCCGTGGAACTTGTGCCACGGCGATGACGGATTGCCCAGCGTCTTGTAACACTGCGTCAATCCGGCGTTCGGTTTTTTTGGTCCACTGATCAAGCGTGGCGAATGTGTATTGCACCATCAGGTCAACCTCGCAAAGAAGTCGATTATGATTTCCTCGTAGCACCGACAATTTATGGTTTCTTCGCCCGGCGCGCCCATACTTGAATCGCCGGGATACATCATTTGAAACCCACCAACCGTGAACGCCTCGCCCTGCGCCGCTACCTGACCGTCTGCCGCAGCGTGTGTCTCGCGTGTCTTGCCGTCGCCCGTGGAATCCCAAGCCCTAACCACGTCCTGCGCCTGAACATCATTATTCGGGTTTTCGATCAACTGGTCCAGCGCCTCTTGCCGCCCTGCGTTCAGCGCCTTGATCGTTTCAGTCCGTGCGATGGTTTCGCCGCGTTGCCGCAATAACTTGTTCGAGTATTGCTGCGCCATGCGGTCAATCTGCGACTGCGGACGCCCCTCGGCCAAGAGTTTGGCGCGATAGTTTTGCACCCATCCGGCCTGCCTGCTGTGCAGCCCCACCAGCCCGCCTTGACGCTTGCCGTTGACTACGCGACCGCCAATGTCCAGCGCGGTGCGCAGCGGCCCCTCACCAGCCTCAAGCCCGCCCCGGATCGTTTGGGCAATCAACACGCGGGTATCGTCCACCACCTCAGTCACCAGCCGCGCGCCCAGGTCCCGCGCGATCCGCTCGGCCCGCTCGTTCCGGCCCCCGTATGATTGCACAATACGGCTGGCAATCGGCGCGCGGCGGGTGGCGTGTTGGAATGCGCCCATCTGGTAAGTGCCGCCCGCGATCATGGCCGCCGTAATTGCCGTATCGGTGCGGAACAGATCGGCGGCGTCAAAACGCAGCGCACGAAACGCAGCGTCCACATCACCGCGCCCGATAGCTTCCTCAAGTGCCTGCATGTCAACACCGGCCCGCGCCTGACGCATCGCCGCGACAAACTCCGACTGGACGCCAGGCCATGTCTGGTCCAGCAGCTTCAGGAAATTTTGGCGGGTGTCGCGGGTTGTCATGGGTATTTCACAGGCGACCGACCCGACGCTGATCGTCGTCGTCAAAGTAATGCCTCTGCCCATTAACCCCGTCTAAAATCTCAACGTCCCTGAGATCGTAACCGGAAAGCCCGCCCAATGAAATTAGCGCATCTTCAATCGTTGCATGCGCGCTAGTGCAGTCGCCCAAACCACCCGAACATTCACCTTCATCTGCGCTACCTGACTTAAAAACGAAAAACATGGCATTCTCCTTCGGTTGTTGTGTCGCGGGTTGTCATTCCTGGGCCAAGCAATCCATGCACAAGATCAGCGCATCTTCCGGGCTGAACCCTTGCGCGATGCTGGCATCATAATGCAGACGGCGCACTGCGGCAAGCAACGTCGCTTTACGGGACTCTATGTCCAGTGCGGCATGGGCGGCGGCAAACATCGCTTCAGTCTTGGCCGCGTCCATCATACGCTTGGCGGTGTCGGTCATTTTGCCACCTTCACCAGCCACGATATCACATAGCCCGCCGAGTCCATCACGATGACTTCCTGCACGGGCCAATTTATGCCGTCGATTGTCAGCACGTCCGACGTGCTAGGGGTAATCGTCACGCCATCATTGACCAGCGAATAGACCAACTCACCCGCACCCAATGCCAGCCCGGTCCGCTGCGTGTATGCCTTGGCGGCGGGCTTGGCCGTGAATGTGTGAACCACTGGCGCGCCGGGTGTGGGGTTCCATGCTGGGCCTGTGGGTTCGCCGGGACGGCTGATCGTGACAATCGGCGCGCCCGTACCGTTGCCCGCCGCAATGCCCGCCTCATCATAGGCCAGCGCGACTTCTGCGGCAATGGATGCACCAGCCATTATGCGCGCTCCAAAAATGTCGTGCTGCCAGAGGTAAGATACGGGCGCAACAGGTCCATTGCCATACTGATGACCGGACGGGATGCCTCAACCGTGTTGGGGGCTGATTGCAGCGTCCATCCCAGATCGCCAACGGTTGTCAAAACCTTCTTGCCGCTCAGTGTCACGTCAGGCGACAGCGTGCCCTCGGACGTAATTTCAGCGCGCGCCAAAACCATTTGCGCTTGTTTAACCACATCGGGAATCGTGCCAAGGAAAAGCGGGAATGTGGAGGCGTTCCAATCCAGCGCGCGAAGGTAAACCCACGCCCTGCGCAAGCCGACTTCCTTGGCCGCGTCAGTGCCCGTAACCGCCAATGTAAACAGCGCGGCTTCCAGCGTCGTGAATTCAGCAGCCGTAATATAGCTGTCGGCACCCGCTACGCCCGCGCCTGTTTCGATTGTTACGGCCATTTTGAAACACCCTTATGATCAGCTTATGAAAGGGGGCAAGTCGCCCCGCCCCCTCGTGAAACTGATCAGCCCAGAAGTGTAGCGATGTGATCAGGCTGCACCGCCTTGAAGCCCCAAGCAAGGTGCAACTCCCAAGTGCGCTGGCCATACTGTGCAATGTCCAGCAGCAAATAGGTCATACCCATTCCGTCGGAAATCAACGTTTGGCTGATCACCGGGTTGGCGGGCATGACAGGCGGGCGCATAACGCCGACAATGGCAGAACGCTCGAAGGCAAGGTTCGGAGTGTATGCCGCGCCTACGGTCAAGTCCACACCATCAGCAAGAGACGCCCGCAAACCCGGCTTGTTGAGTTGCAATGTGCCAGCCCCTGCAATACCAGTGCCGACCACATAGCTGTTTGTATCACCCGCAAACGACGCAATATCACCGGGGAGGATCGTGCCGGAACCAGTATCAACCGCAACGCCAGTAACACCAGCTGCAAAAGTGCCGTTGGTATCATATGATGCGTTGGCAGTGCCGCGCGTGTGAACATCAATACCCGCACTCGTGCGCATATTGAAGCCATACTGACGGCGCAGGATACCCGACCGGCGCTCTTCGTCCGACCCGGCAATGCCGGCGTCAAGCACAACGCCCAGCTTGAGCAGGTTGGCCTCGGACGTGGTGTCACCCACGAATTGCAGATCGGCCATTGGTGCGCCGTTGTCCCGCAGGATTTTGCGCACGTCAGCCAGTGGAGTCAGTGCGGATGCAAACGGGTTGGTAGCAGCGGTGCCGGACGCACGGGACGAACCGACCTTGATTGCATTGACGCAATCGACTTCGGCTTCATTCCGCAGGGTGCGCATCATTTGCGCAACCATTTGACGGATCCACTCGGCTGATGTTGCGCCGTTGTCCAGCGACCGGAGCTGTTCGCCGGTCAGATGCATACTGGCCATGCGCGACTTGGTGATTTGCACCGTGACTTCGCTTGCAACAGCGTCGGCACCCTGAGCGGCAGTAACGCCAGGCACAAAGTCAGATGCGGCTCTGATGGGCGCGACGGTAACTTTCACGTCATCGCCAACGGCCACGCCTTTGCTGTCAAAGGTCATGTTGATCGCATCAACAGCGCCGAATGGCTCCGCTGATACTTGCTGAGCCGCCGAAAATAGGATCGGCTCCAGGGCAGTCAATGTGTTAGCCATCTGGCTTTCCTTTCAAGATTTACCCCGACCTTATGGCGAGGATATTGTTATTCCACCTTGACGCCCGGATTGGCCTTGTAAAAAACGGCCTTCTCCTGCGGCGTCATCGTTTCGAGTTGTGAGGCTGCGATAGTCTTGCCGCCCCCGTTCTGTGTTCCAGACTGTGCCCCGCCACCTTGCGGCTTTGAGACGAACGCCTTGCCTTCGCTGTTTGCCCAGCCCTTGACGAAATCGCCCAGAACCTTCGGACCCATGCCGGTATCAACGTATGCGGTGCCATCTTCGCCCAACTTGACCATTGGGGCCAGCTTGGCAGTCACCGCATCGAGGAACGCCGGTTCAGTCACGCCCGCGCTTTGCAGCGCAGACTTTAACGATTGATCCCGTGTCACCCCCGTATATTTTACCTCCCACTCGCCCGCTTTGGCTGTTGCCGTTGCAAGCTGTTCCTCAAGCGCAGTCATTTTCGCCTGCGTAGCGGCTGTGTCAGGTGCGCCTTTTTGCAACTCGGCAATATCGGCTTTGAGTTTTGCCGCTTCGCTCTTTGCCGTGTCCTTGTCCGTTTTGGAACGAGCATAGGCATTGCGTAAAGTGGCAACATCGGGGTGATCATCCACACCTTCGATCTGCAAGATGAACTTGCCATCGGTTTCGGTGTAAAATGACTGGATTGCGTCATCGACGCCTTCAAGGGATTCTAGAACAGTTTTTAGGGGCATCGCCCGTCTCCTTTGCCATCGGCATTATGGGGCATTATTGCCCAGATCGCCAGGATTATCAATCCTTGCATATTCTTCTTCGGCTTCAACCTCAGTAGAAAACAATCCGCCGCGCTGTCCAGCCGCGTGGTAACTCTCCCAAGACATGCCGCCTTTGTCATAGACGTCAAACAGCTTGGCAAAATCAGTAGCTGACATTGTTTGGTCCAGCAAGTCCTCTGGTGGCGTCACGATGACTTGTTCTTCTGGCAAGCCCATAATCATTGCGACATTGCGCAGGCTCTTTTCCAGCAACATGCACGACGACTGCGCAATGCTTGTGAGGGTGGCGGTCTCGGATGCAAACCGCAGTTTGCGCGCCTCGCCACTTTCCTGCACTCCTGCGGATTGTTCCAGCAGCCGTGCGCCAGCCATAACAGCGGCCTCGCGCTGGTCCATCATTGCCATCTTGTGCGCATCGATCCCGATGCACGACGGCGACACATATCGCAGATCAGGCATCTGGCCTTCGCCGCCCGTCATCTTGTGAACAACCCCAGCGCCTACCGTTGTTGGCGCTTCACCGTTGACAGCCAAAAGCGTTTCCTGCCCGGACATATAAAGCTGATGCCGGTAGTCTGCCGATAGTTGATAAATAGCAATCGCCGCGTTTGCGACACCGATCAGGGGCGGGGCCTCAACGCGGGGCGATAGGTCAACTGCATTGCCGACCGCAAACGGGATGCGTTCAAGGGGCGATCCACCCCTGCCACGCACCACAATAGGTTCGCCTGCCTCCAAATCACCAGAGAATACAAATGGCGTGTAAAGGCCATTGTCAACAGTCAGCAGGCGGTATCGCTCCATTTGCTGCCATGCAAACCCGTCCCGCACATCGCGGCTTTCGTCCAAAACCCAGAAGTCATGATCCCAGTTGATCAGCAAATCGCGCGGGAAGCCGACTAGATATGGGTCGCCTCCCCCTTCGGGCGCGTCGGTCAGAACGGCAAACCCGCCAATGATCAGCATTTCGCGCGTAATACGCCGATGGAACGCCTCAAGGGGTAAACCCACACCGTCCGCGTTTTCCCATAAAAACATCATCGCGTCAGGCATCTCGATCTTGATTTCGCGCCCGTGGATGATGCCTATCATGGCTGAAATGGAGGGGGCGAGAATTGCGGGAAACTGTGCGCGCCCCTTATAGGCTTGATACATTCCAAGTCCGGCGTCAGCTTGTGCCTTGAAGCCACCAGGCATTGCCAGGTATAACTCACCCGTTGATTTAACCTGCGCTTCGCCGTCCATACAGTCGCGCATCCGCTTCCACTCGGCAAAACGAACGGCAGTCATGGCCGGATGGTATGTGCTGACCGTTGCCATTCACTAATATCCTTGCAGCGTTTGTGTGACGGATGTGGGTTTTCTCATGGCGGAAATCAACGGTTCAACTGCATATCGCACAGCATCCCATCCGTGGTTATGCGCGTCAATAATTTTCGTGCCCACATCGCCTGCATCATTTACCTTATAGCTGTAAAGCCGCGCTTCCTGTTGCATATTAACACATTCTGGATGAATTACAATACGCGCAAAGCTGCGAAGGTATGCAACGCCGTCCTCGATGCTGCCCGGCCACTTGCGCACCGATGCAGCTAGGGGCAACCCGTGTCGTTTTAGGTGGCTGATCGCGGCGGGGCTGGCGCTGTCCCATCGGCTGAGTTGACGCTCAAAGCCGGGAATGGCTGATATGACGGCAGATGGCGTGTCGTCATATTCCAGTCCCTTGCCGAACTTTTCACGCCGGATCCAGATATCCGGGCCGCTGAGCCAGACCTCAACAGCCGCAGTCGGGTCTTGCGAATAGCCAAAATCGCCGCCGAAATATGGCCCGTCCCATCCTGGGCCCGGGTCAAACTCCTCCACATGCACTTTGCCGTGAAACACCTGCGCATTGCTGTTTTGCAGATAGGCACCATCCCAAACGTGGGCATATGTGCCAGGGTCTAGGCGCTCTTGCTCTCGCCTGCGCAGCTTTTCCAACCCTTCAGGGAAAAAAGGATTGTCGGCCCAATTAACTTCGACCACGATTGCGGAGTCGGGCGGGTTTTGCCGGAACCGCTTGTCAACTGGGCTGGATTCGTCGCGGGGGTTCCATAGCGCCCAGATTTCAGACTTTGGTTGTCGGAATACAGTGGCTTCTAACGCCAGCCAACCGCTTTCTGGTATATCCTCGGCTTCCTCGATTATCGTCAGGTCGATCTTGGCCAGTGATTTGATCGACTGCTCGTTGCGGCGCAGTCCCCGGAATATAAACTCCGTGCCATTCGCGCCCCTGATGTAATCAACCCCGACATCGTAATGTGCGGCAAGGAATGGTGTGGCCTCGATTGCGGATTTCAATTCAGCGTGAAAACTTTCCTTGATGCTGGCCTGAAACTCCCGCACGCAAAGAATTCGCATTCGGTCAGCATATCCCCAGACTGCTGCCAGCAGGGCCGCGCTGTATGATTTGGCGGATCCACGACCCCCAAACAATGCACGATAACTGACTGACCCGCGCGGTGCTGCAAAAACAGGAACCAGATTGGGGGGGAGGCGTATGCTAGCGGTCGTCATCTGGCTTTGCGGCCTCAATCACAATGCGCGAGGGTGTCATGCTGCCGTCCTCTGACACATGGTTCACGTCGGACGTTTCGCGCCACCGGGCGCGCGTCTTGAGCCAGAACGTCATTGACGCAGTGTCGCCCGCCTTGGCTTTATTGAACAGCGCGCCGCCGATTGTGGCGTTTGCTTTCGCCATAGATAGATCTAACTCGTCGCGGTAATACTTGCGCAATGTCTTTTTGTCGATGCCTATCACGCGGGCAATCATGGCCTGTGTCGTGCCGACCGTCGCGTGAAGCTGGACAAGCTGGCGCTGCGCATCTGTCGGCGCGTGAGGGGGCTTGGTGCGAATTGTCATGCGGCAAATATAGCGCGGGTAATTATTGTTGACAAGGTGCGAACGGATGGCCCGTCGCCTCAAGGGTGGCGGTCTGGCCGGTGAAGTTTTGCCAGCGTTGGATTATCACGTCGCAATATTTGGGGTCGAGTTCCATCATCCGGCAGTCGCGGGCGGTCTTTTCGCAGGCGATCAGGGTTGAACCGCTGCCGCCGAATAGGTCAAGGATGCTGTCTCCTGCCTTACTGCTGTTTTCTAACGCGTTCGAAATTAACGTAACCGGCTTCATTGTTGGGTGCAGGCCTTCACGCTCAACAGGATACCGCCATAGCGTTTGCTCGTTTGCCGCCCCATACCACGCCGGAGAAGATTTAGATTTATGGCAATACAGAAACGCTTCATAATTTGGTTTATACTGCGCACCCATTGCGTGAAAGCCTACGTTTCCCTTATCCCATATAAGCCAGTTTCTTATTTCAAGCCCGGCCCCCTCAACGCCCGTCATCGTTTCGTCAGCGCGATTTATACTAAAGAAAATGTAAAATGCTGCGCCACCCTTTGCTGATGCGGCTGCACAGACTAGGCTTTCCCGAAATAAACCTTCCAGATCATCCCCGCGAAGGTCGTCTGCCTTGATTACCTGTTGCGAATCCTTGCCGCCACTTTTTCCATTGAAGAACATCCCGCCTTTGCGTCCAGAATAACTTACCCCATAAGGCGGATCGGTAAACACCATATCAGCCCGCTGCCCATCCATCAGCCGCTCCACCGCGTCAATGCTGGTCGAGTCACCGCACATCAGCCGATGCCGCCCCAGCAGCCACACGTCGCCCAGAACCGTCACGGGCACGGCAGGCGCGTCAGGCACCGCGTCGGGGTCGGTCAGGCCCTCAGTCGCGTCCAGTGTCAGCGCGGCTATCTCGCCCAAGTCAAACCCCGTCAGCGTCAGGTCAAAGCCCGCCGCTTCCAGATCCTGCAATTCGATCTTGAGCAGGTCGTTGTCCCATCCTGCTTCCAATGCCATCCGGTTGTCTGCCAGCACATAGGCGCGGCGCTGCGCCTCGGTCAGGTGCGCCGCGTCAATCGTCGGCAGCGTATCAAGCTCTAGCTTCTGGGCCGCCATGACGCGCCCGTGGCCCGCCACAATGCCGTTTTGCCCGTCCGTAACGATCGGGTTGAGGAACCCAAATTCACGGATCGAAGCGGCAATCTTGTCAACCTGAGCGGGGCTGTGCGTCCGGGCATTGCGCGCGTAGGGTATCAGGCTAGCGGTCGGAACCGTCTTATATTGGGGAAATTCTGTCATAGCCCGTCCTCCGTTTTGCGCGGCGTTGTGGTTAGCACACCCTTGGCCGCGAATGCCAACATGCAGTCAGTAACACGCTTGTCGGGGTCGATGCCAGCCAGACTGAGCACTTCCCGACCGTCCCGTGAGTTTGCCCACAGTGTCAGGGTTTTTAGCGCCCGACCTTTGTGTTTTTTGGACTCTATTGCGGTATGGCGAATTGCGTCATTGAGTGATGTTAATACCACCGCAGACCACATGGCCCGCATGCGTTCAGCTTGCTCGTCACGATCGATCATCACAGGTCCCCCATCAGAATGTCCTGCACGCGCTCCATATCCGGCTCAGGCTCCAACAGCAGCCGGACGGCCTCGGACAGCGCGTCACGCTGCTCTGCGGCCTCAGACAGCGCGTCCCGCTCTGCTTCAAGCGCGGCATGGTCGTCATGGTCGATCGCTGTCACCCAACACTCCCTCAGCATGTCCAGTTCATCCCAGACCCACGCCAGAGACGGCCAGCGTTCCCGATGATGTGACGTGTCGTCCGTGTTCAGGCGGGCCACTGCGGCTAGGCTGTCAAATCCGTTGCGGGGCATCTGCATCGTGTTCCTCCGGTTGCGTTTGGGTGATATTGCCGCTTATTGCCGCCATATGCAAGCGGTTTGTCCTCCCCCGGCTCTTTTTCATAGCTGGGGGGCTGCCAAGCATTTGTTATGGCTGTATAATTTTCACCAATGTTATGACTCCCCCCGACAACCCCGGCTAGTGAGTAGTGAGCCTATGGTGAACACAAATGCGACCAATGTAATTGCTATAATTTATAGAGCGTCTATATTCTTTTCTCTTATCACTATGAACCTGAATAGGTGGGGTAGCTGGGGGGTAACTATAAAAGCCAAACAATTCAATAACATAATGCCCCCCACCTAGCCGGGGTGTCCCCCCACCTAGCCGGGGTTTCGCACATAAAAAAGCCCCGCCACAATTTAATGAGGCGGGGCGCTAATTTAACGGTAATTATAGACCGGGGAAATCTATCACTGTTGATCGTTTTGGACCGCCGTCACCCAATCGTTGCGCTGCATCATAAAGCGCCATGATACCTGCGGGGTCGGTGCCTGTCCTGTCTTCGACATAATACAGACGGCTCTGTTTCGGTGCCTTGGGGAATGCATGACCCTCAGACAGCGACGTGATGCACCGCGTCGAATGGCGATAGCCTATCTGTTCAAGCTGTCGCGCAAGGAACTGACCGGCTGGCATCTTAATGTCCTCAGATTCCAGCAGATCGCGCACCGCGTTGAGT